TGCAAATGATAGAATTGAATATTTTTCAGTATCTGTACTATAACCCTGAAGAGCACTTCCGCTGGCAGATGTTATAGTTGCTTGTAAAATAGACTCTGTAATATCGTATGATGGAAGAGAGTTAGATGCAACATATGCATATCCATCAGTATCAGTATAAAGATTTTGTACATCACTAGTTACAGTGTCATTTCCATAATAAATGGGAGTTCCTGTACTAGATGCAGTGTTTAGTTTTCTTCTAATTGTATAGATGACTGTAGAACTTGCTGTAAATCCACTCAGATTATCTAATGTAATTTGCTTGTTTGCTACATCTATACTAGCAACAGTAGCATTGCTATGAAGAACAGTCTCAGTAGTACCGTTTAGAATATCTACAGTATCACCTACCTTTAGACTTGACTTATCAATTTCAGTCTTGAGTTGTACTGTTGAACCAGTAATACTATCAACATCAAATCTAGAACTAGTATTGTATATCCAAGAGTTAGCAAAAATTTCTTTATCGGTTTTATTTACATTTGGATTGAGGATCTTTTCCCCAACATTTTTGGTATAGATCTTCTGCCCTTCAATTGAAAGTAGAATATCGCCATTAGGTTCGAACTTAGACAGAACACCAGAAATGCGAATTTCTACCTTCTTATTGGTATCACCATTCTCATATCCAAAGAATACCTCATCAGTTCTGAGATCTGTCTTTGATGCTATTGCTGTTCCAATACCAGTACAACCTAAAAACTGGTTTACAGTTTTAGATGTATATTCAATAGTATTTCTTCCAGAAATAACTTTACCAGTATCTGCAAAACCAACTGTAGAATCTACTGTAATAACAGAGGCACCTATTGATACTGGATTGATAACTTTTGTCTGTGCCTGAATATTGAAAGTTCCTTCAATAAGATCTTTATCATCAAAACCAATAAACAAACCAATCTTATAATATGTGCTGATACCAGACCTAGTAAAGATTTCTACTTCAGATACAGATGCCTTCGTCTGAGAATCTGATGACTTTACGATTGTTTGCCCAACTAAGTTATTTGGATCTCCAGATACTCTTTCAGCAATTATAACTTCTCTTCTTCTGTATACAGAAGCGGATGGTTTTACAAGATATTTTTCAAGATCGACTACTTGAGGATTAACCCCATAAAGAACTTTGAATAGAATCTTAAAAGAATCCTCAGTTCCTTTTGACTCATATAAAGTTCTTGCCTCTTTAATAAAGTTGTTAACATCAAGGTTTTCTACAAAGTCAACATCCTCAAGTCCTGGTGTGAAAGTATATTTTAGTTTCTTATAAAATTCATTCAGGAATAAGGCGCTTAAGTTTTGAACTGAAGAACCATTAGAATGTTCCTCTCTAGAAGTAGTTTCAAATACTAGTTCTTCTGGATTTAAATCTGAATGATATGAGCTAATTCCACTGAAACCTCTGATACATCCAGTAAAAGAATTGGTTGTTATTCCAGTGTAAGTAAAAATTTCATTATCAATTTTAAACAGACCATATTCTGATGGAAATCCTTTCGTACTAACAACCTGTACGGTATCTGTAGTTGAAGAAATTCCAGAAGTAAGAGTAGTTTTTCCAGAAATAACCTCAGGTGTGAGGTTGTCAAGCTTCAAATATTGATCAAGGTTTTCTGAAATATCAGAAGGTCCACTTTGATATTCTTGTGATGCGTAATATTGCTTTAAGAAATCTATTGTTTTTGGACTTTCTGCTCTTAAAAACTCTGGTAATTGATTCTCAATTATTTTTTGAACTTTTACCCTCTTCTCAAAGCCCGTTTGTATCATCTTATCCTCTCTTAAGTTCTCCGTTTAAGTAACTTGAAGTAACCTTATACCCGACGCCAGAAATCTGTTCGCCAGAAGTTATAGTATCTTTAACCATATTTATGGTGCTATCAGCAACAGAAAAAGAAAGATACAAGTCTTTTAGACCAATAATATCGTTCGATTCTGGGAACGCTTGAATCTCAATAATATTATTTTCTGCCGTGGTAGAAGTGATGTTTAATGTATTGAGAATAATTTCACCTGTTGTATAGTTTACTGTACCGGCAGACTTGACGATTATTTCATACTTTCCAGTTTCATTAACATCTTTTACAACTGAAATAACTCCCATTCCATTTGTTCCAGGAACATCGGTAAAATAGAATGTTCCAGTTCTACCAGCAAGAGTAAAACCAGTACTCTTAATATTAAAACCATCTTTGTTCATATGAAACTTATTGCCATAACACAATTCATATTGTGCTGGTTGATTAATAAGTGCCTTTAAGTTTCTACGGATAATGACTCTAGTAATATTTGATGTAATAGCGTTATCACTATTATCAATAGTCTGACATAGTTTACTATACTTGAATCTTCCACCAAATTTATTAATATTTGAAGATGCAAAAGTACTGAGAATAGATGATATTTTAGTTTTTAATGCATTTACATTTGTGACCTGTGAAGTATTATAGTAAACTGCTGTGTCTATCTCTACATAAAGAACTTTAAGATCAGTAATTTGCTGATTAATACCTGAAAGAGCGTAGTTCTTTAACTTAGAAAGAATGGATTGCTTATCAAAGTCAGAAACAAAGTCTCCATTCTTCGGTTTGATACTGATAATTACATTTCCATATTGTGGTGGATCTAACTCTTCTCCACCAACAACAGAAACTGACTCCGTATTAGGATAAATGGATTGAATAATTGCTTCATAGTCACGAGTAGTAACAGCACGATACTGTGAAGAATATATTCTTGGAGCAAAATACTTAATAGAATCAATACTTTCAATATCACCACCATTTGCAGCAGCATTTATGGTAGTAACGGAAATAGTATTAGTTGGTATTACAACATTCTCTAAGGAGTCTGTAAAACGACCAGAAAATGAGAATAGAGAAGGACCATTACCTTCAGCACCATCAGTAACAATATAAGAAGCAGTTATAACTGTTCCATTCTCTAGTTTTTTACCAAAATATCCATCACCAAATAGAAGTTCATACTTTTCATCTTGAACTTCTTGAAGTAAATATATTTCCGAAGTTTTGTCTAGGTTTAAAATATTATCTACAACAGAATACTCTCTCCCAAGTCCACTATCCGATAGTCCTTTAACTCTAACAACAATAGTGGAAGAATCTATAAATGAATTATTTAAAATAAACCTTTGATCGAGTGAACCATCTACTATAAACTGTTTTGAAAGATAGGTTCCTTGATAGATTGTAATGTCATTAAAAGTAGCAACGCCAGAGTTTATAGTTGTCGTAATATCTTCTGGAATAGAGAAGACATAGTTGGAGTTATCTACTGAGCCAACGCACACTAGACCCGCCTTTAAGGTCAGTGTAGGAGAGCTGCTAGAAGTTTGTGCGCTGAAACTTACAGTCGCCTTAGCGGCGCTTCTGGAGCGTGGTACATAACCAATATTTCTTGCTAGAGAAACAACGTTTTCCCTCAAAGTTGCAGAATCCAAGAAGGATTCGTTCACAATCATATTTGAGTTGAACGCAGTAATATAAGTATTGTACGCTAGGGTATCAATCAGAATAGAAAAGTTCGAACCTTCAAAGTCAAAGTCCGTGAAATTGGAATTTGCACGAAGATAGTCTTTGATAGAATTTCTTATCTGATCAAAATCTAGATTTGTAAACTTTGTAAAAGGCATATTACCTAGTTGCCTCTAGTAAGAATGTATATTGTTGGACAGGAAAGTCTTGACCGATGATACTGTAAGCAATATTGACCTCAAAAGTGTTATTATCTGGTTGTGGGTCAACTTGAACTTGTACATTTGCGACTCTTGGCTCAAAATTTTCAAGAACTGTAAGAATTTGCTCTTGAATTACCGTTGCAGTACCATAATCAACGAAGTCAAACAGACTTGAACGGACATCAGAACCTAAAAGTGGTTGAAAAAAACGTTCAGTTGGAATTGTTTCGACTAAATTTCGCACAGAACGACGAATTGCCGACTCATTTTTCAGAATCGGCAAGTCTTTTGTTACGGGATGTGGTTCAAATGACAAACTAATGTCTTTGAAAGCTCTTGAAACCCGTGAAATCGCCATTTGTCAAGAAGTTTTCTTGCTTTATTTATATTTACATCCAAGGATTGCCATATGTTGGCTCTGTTCCATAAGACCAATCATCATAATCTTCATCATTACGAATCTTTTCATGAAGTTCGGACTGTTTTTTTAGGTCATGACGAGGCGCAAGGTCGTGCATGACCTCTGTCAACACTCTTTTTTGTGGAATCTGTTGCATTGAACCATAATCTGAGGCGAGTTTCGTGGTTCCCCACATCTCTTTCATGTAGTCTTTGTTCCTATCGACAGGTGATTGTCCCATTTTTAGCTCCTGATTTATAAAAATCAGAACTTTTAGAGGGGTTGCTATCCCTTACTGCTATTTATTTTCATGAAAAAAGGGGTCAGTGCCCCCTCTGTTCAACCCTTACCTTGTCCACGATACTTCTTCCGTGCCTTATTACGAGAAGAAGAAGCGTATTTAGTACCCATTCCATCTCCTTGACGAGACTTTTTAGGCGGACCAGGAATATAAGAGCTCTTATTCAGTCCGACTTTTGCTTTTGCCATAATTACTCCTTAATAATTTCAGTGTCAAGTTCTTCAGGACTTGGAGAACCTGTCTGATAATACTTTACCGACAGGTCTTCCATTGTATCGAAATACTCTTCCTCTGTCAAGTTAGAGTATATCTTTCTTCCTTTACAGTAGATATTGTAAAGTTCGTTAGACATCAAATAATCCTTGTCTTCTCGTGACCAACTCTAATACGAGGATCGCACCAGATTTCAAAGCCTGCTTCCTTTGC